ATATTTAACTACAAGAGCGCGTGCTATACAATTAGGCGGCTCATTTAAAAAGATGAGTACATCAATTGCGCGTAACTTGTCAACAATTCAAGGTGAGCTTAAATAATGGCTTTAAATAATCCAAGATCAACATCAACTCGTGCTAGAGATAGAGATTCTGATTCATTTTTTGGAATCACACTCCCTATTAAGCATGGAAAGAATGGGTTCTTTAAACAGTCTACGACTATGCTAGAACAGACAAAAAGTAATCTTAAAAATTTACTTTTAACTGTGAAGGGAGAAAGACCTAATCAACCTGAGCTTGGATGTGATTTATTTAATGTCCTATTTGAGCAGATGGATGATGATTTATCAGGAAAGATAGATGAATCGATTAGAGATGCTGTTGCGGTATGGCTACCTCATGTATTATTAAAGGGCGTTCAAGTTGATTTAACACCAAATGAGCATTTAGTCCATGTAAGTGTTATATTTTCAATCACAACAGATCCTGGTGCTACTGATTCTATAACACTAAATTTACGTGCGCAGGGAGATTAGAATGCCAATTGCTAATAAAACTAGACCAAAAGATGTAAGTTTTCTAAATAAAAATTTTGCAGGATTTCGATCAGATCTCGTAGAGTTTGCTAAAACTTATTTTCCAAATTCATATGCTGATTTTAATGAGACGTCCCCTGGGATGATGTTCATAGAAATGGCATCATATGTTGGTGATGTTTTATCATTTTATATAGATGAACAATTTAGAGAATCACTATTAGCTTACGCAGAAGAAAGAAAAACAGTATTTGATATTGCACAGTCATATGGATACAAACCAAAAATATCAACGCCTTCTGCTGTTACACTGGAAATGTTTCAAACTGTTCCAGCATCCGGAACAGGTGATACAGTAACACCAAATTATCTTTACGGTCACAGAATAAAACAGGGAAGTGTTGTAGCATCAGATGCTTTTAACATAACATTTCGAACAGTTGAAGAGGTAAATTTTAGTACATCAGGCTCGTTAGATCCTGTTGATGTTGAACCGTATGAAAGAGACACAGATACAGGTGACATAACAAAATATCTCTTAAAGAAATCAGTTAGGGCCGTAAGCGGTGAAACTACAGTAGAAACTTTTGCATTTACAACGGCAAAAGCATATGATTATATTACACTTGGTCAGAAAAATATTTTAGAAATAATATCTGTTGTTGATAGTGATAATAATAAGTGGTATGAGGTTGAATCATTAGCACAAGATCTAATATTCGATGAGGTAGCAAATGATGAAGAGTTTGATCCTAATTTGGCTGCATATAATGATACTACACCATATATTTTAAAATTAATTAGAACAAAGAAAAGATTTAAGACAAGAGTTTCTCCTGACGGTAAATTACAATTGATGTTTGGTTCTGGGGTATCTTCTGGTCAAGATGAAGAAATAATTCCTAATCCATCAACAGTTGGAACATCATTTAATAATTCAAATTATTTAAATGCTAACTCCGCACTGGACCCTGCAAATTTTCTTGATACTGCAGTTTATGGCGAAGCGCCTTCTAGCACAACTCTTACAATTACATACTCATTTGGGGGTGGTGTAGAAGATAACGTGCCAGTGAATAGTATAACAACAAAAAGAGATATAAAGTCAGAAATAAATTCAACAGGATTAGATAGTACGTTAGTTTTAGAAAGTAGAGATTCAATAGCAGTTAATAATACTGCACCTGCGACTGGCGGTAGAGGACAAGAAACAATAAATGAAATTAAAGAAAATGTAAAACAGTATTTTCAAGCACAACAACGTGCTGTCTCCAAAGAGGACTATATAACAAGAGTTTACAGTTTACCATCAAAATATGGAAACATAGCAAAAATTTATATAACACAAGATGATCAGTTAAACTCTGGCGAGGGTGTTTTAGAAGATCAAGTAATATCTGTACAAAAATTGATGGAAAACTATGTTATCCCGGGTGAACCTTTGAAGGTGTCTGAATTGAAAGTTAGGGTTCCTAATCCAATGGCACTTAATTTTTACGTTTTAGGATATAATAATAATAAAAAATTGACAACCGTAAATGCTGCAACAAAGAGAAATATTAAGACATATCTGGGACCATACAGAGTATTGACAGACGCAATTAATCTTAAAGATGGGTATGTTATTAATATAGGTATAAGATTTGCTATCTACGCAAAGAAGGGATATAATAAAAATGAACTGGTTTTTAAGGCAATACAAAAGGTAAAAGATTATTTTGACATAGATAAGTGGCAACTTAATCAGCCAATCATATTGTCAGATATTGCATATGAAATTTCTCTGGTTGAAGGTGTCAACAGTGTTGTGCCTCCACAGACGATGAATCCATACAGTCATTTAGTTGTGATTGATAATAAGCACGCTGAAGTTGATGGGTACAGCGGAAATATTTATGATGTTAATGCAGCAATAAAAAATAATGTATTGTATCCTTCTTTAGATCCATCCATCTTTGAAGTCAAATATCCGGATCTTGATATTGTTGGTAAAGTATTGGGAGATTATTAATGGCACATTATTTTGTATACCCTGATAAAGATGCTATGATGAGAAAAGGTGCGACTGCTGAAGGAACATCCAGTCAAAAAAATTATGGTTTAGATGAGATACTTGAAATTGGAAAAACATTTACACAAGATTCAAATGTTGTTAATAGCACAACACGTGCATTAATTAAATTTTCAATAACAGAGATTTCAAAATCTGTATCTGATGGCTCTATCGGCTCAGATGCAGAATACTATTTAAACTTGTATGATGCAGGTTCTTTTGAACTCATGCGTGATAATTCGCTCTATGGATATGCAGCATCTCAAAGTTGGGATGAAGGATCTGGAAGATTATCAGATATGCCACAGTCAGAGGAGGGTGTTAGTTGGAGATATAGAACAGGAGTATCAGAATCACTTGAGTGGAAATCAGATAGTCAGAATGACTGGGGAGGCACATATTATAGCGGATCAGGCTATGAGGCATCACAGTCATTTAATAAAGATGAGTCACACGATATGAGAATGAATGTGACAGATATTGTGACACAGTGGTTGAATGGAAGTGTTTCAAATGACGGATTTCTCATAAAGATGTTAGGAATAGATGAAGTTAATACTGCGAGATATGGACTCTATAAATTTTTCTCATCTGATACTCACACAGTATATGCACCAAGACTAGAAGCTGTTTGGGATGATGCGACATGGAGTACAGGATCACTAACAGCTATTGATACTGATGAGCTAGGAAAATTACAAGTTTATATGACAAGTTTTAAGGGTGAGTATAAGAAGGGAACACTCACAAAAATACGCGTGCATGGAAGACAGAGGTATCCAGCAAGAACGTTTTCAACAACTTCATCATACTTAGATGCACAATATCTTCCAAGTGCATCATGTTTTTATTCTATAGTTGATTCTAAAACTGAAGACGTCATAATTCCATTTGGCTCTTCATCAAAATTAAGCTGCGACACCACAGGAAATTTTTTCAGACTTAGAACTGAAGGTCTCTATCCTGAAAGATTTTATAGAGTTTTATTTAAAGTTGCTAGCGGAAGCGGAATCACTCAATCAACAGAATACTATGATGGAGATCATTCCTTCAAAGTAGTCAGGTAGTACAATGCCGTACACACCACAAGAACTCGAAGATCATGAATTTTATTCTTCTCTAAAACAGAGGGATGAAGTTGCTTATGAGCTAGAGTACCAAAAAATGAAAAATAAATTTGAAGCTAGGGAGCTAGAAGCAAATCCTACTTTGTCAGAAGCACAGGTTAATAAAATATCAATCCGAAACAAGAATGATGTTGTACAGCTATATGAATCACCACAGACAGGTGAAACATATATTTCAAATAATCAAAAAATTTATGTTAACATTTATCAACGAAGATACAGATCAAAGAAAGACACAATTGATTTTATAGATAGAGATTTTAAAGAATTCTAATGGCAAAAGATCCAAAAACTAGACGATTACAACTTCTTCCAGAAAAGATAGCAAATCTCATCACGCTACCTGCAGATAATGATTTTATAACATTTAGAGACACAATATTTTATAATCAACTAGCAGGTGAAACATATACATCACTTAAATGGCCTGATTTACCATTTGGTCTAGATGAGAATGATGTAATACAAGTGAATATTGCTTCAAGTGATCAGGGATTAATCACAACTCGATATTTGTCTTATGAAAATATTGAAAGTCATTATGATGGTGATTTGATGAAGCACATTGTTGCAATAGATCCTGGAACAGTATTAAGGGATATTGGATTTAGAAGAGGAAGATTTACACTAAATTTATCATTTCAACGTTTAATGTCAGGTGGACCATTTCCACTATTGGTCAATTCAAAAGAAAAGATTTACATTGGAAACTATACTGTTGACGATGCAACAGGCTATTTTTATGCTGCTGATGAGAATGTACAGTCAGAAACAGTGATTGATGATAGACTATATGTAAAAGAAAATAAATTAATATTAACAAAAATTTCTAGTAATAGAAAAGAAATTATTTTATCCCCAAATTTTATTAATGATGATGCATATCTAGAGAGATTTAGACTTGCAGCGTATCATTGTTTAAACTGGTTTCCTGATATAGACGCTGGAACAACAGTGAGCTTTGAATCTGAAACATCAAATCTCATTAATTTCAACAACATGCCGGATGGAATTCCTTCATCATTTATAAATGGAACCATTAGAATAAATGATGCATATTATCTTGGCAAACGTATTATACCAGAAACATCAATTGATTATGAAGTTATTCCTGAAGTTTCTTTAGAGCCTGCATCAGTAAACTTATTAAAAGGAAATTTTTTAGATAGTATTGCAGGATGGAAGACGAATAGTCCTTATCCTGATGCGGAATCTGTAAATTCACTCTCTGATTCTAATAGGAATGCCACAAGAATCGAAACAGTTGTCGAACCCAATCCTGCAGGATCGCAAGCTGTAAAACATATTATTCAGACAACTCTAAATGATGGCGCGAGTATTCAAGCTAACTATAGTTTTGGTCTTGCACCGTACCTAAAAATAGATCCGCCACTTGAAGGGGAAATATTTACATATAGTGTCTACTGTAAGGCGCCTGCGGGTGTTAAACTTAGGCTACAGGCTCATTCTGGCGCGTGGGGAACTACCGGAACAACAGTATTGTCACCGAGTTTTGATGCGACTGGTAAGTGGCAAAGACTTAAACATACATTTGTTTTAACGAACACAAGTTCAGAGAATAGAATTACTCTCAGAAATATAGTCAATCCAAATGGAAAATGGAATCCTGAAAGTAATATAGCAGTAGGTAGATTCATTTTGTGGGCAGGAGCACAATTAGTTAAAGGAAGCTTTGAGGGAAAATTTACAAGAAATGAAAGTTATACTGACAATATAGAAGAAATTGCAGAGACTGGAACAATACAATTCGTTGAGCCTGATGGATACGAATTACATGCAAAATTAAGCCCAACTGATGATGGCTTTAAGCAAGCGATGATAGGCTCACAATTACAGATAATTGATGCCATTGCTATTGATGATCTTTCTTCAGAATTTCAGACTGCAGACATTGATAAGAAAGATGTATTTGATCCGCCTCCACAGATGCCAAAGTCTGATGAGACCGGAACTCCTGGAACTCTAGCAACAACTTATGCATGGGATCCTGGATTACATCATCAAGCAATACGTACAGTTGGCGCTGATGATGTAGAAAATTGGGCGCCTGGATTCAATCATCACCACGGCTACAAGCACTACCGGCATGCTGGAACTAGCACTATAGGATATCATGCCCACTGGATAAAGAATGGTGGGGAGAATGAGGATCCGTGTATGTATTTCCCAGATCTAAATTATCAAGATTATATTTTAGAGCCAATGCGCGCTGCAGCTTATGCTGCGTGGAGCGATCCAACCACTGGTTACTATTTATCTAGAGAGCTGCCGGACCCGCGGATCACTAATCAAATTCAATTAAGTGAGTCATGGAAACACAGATGGTTAGGAATATGTAGCTTGGATGCAACAATTGGTCCGTTGGCATCATTTGGCATCAAAGAAGGTGATACATTGAGACTCTCTTGGAAACAAAAATCTCTTCCTACAAATCCTGACTATGATCATGGTGGAAGAAAGGGAGCGAATTTTGGAATAATGCACTATTATAATGAAACATATATATCACCTGAGACGCCCTATGTCAGTAACGCAGAGATTGAAGCAGAAGAATTAGAAATAGGTGGCGGAGATTATATAGATGCGGACGCTTTTGATGCATATGCATCAAGTGTATATCCTACTGGATTGACGCCAGAAGATTTTGGTGGCGACTATACACCGCCGCCCGACCCTGTGCCGACAGAAGTGCAGCCATACCAAGAACCGACGCAAGAAGGAGAAAGATCTCAGGGAGGCAACTGGGTTGGCGCTGAACGGGAACTGACAGAAGAAGAGGAGAGAGAGGCATCAAACAATGAAGGACAATATGCAAGTTATGTTTTATATTGGGAACCATCGGGACCTGAGGGGTGGGCATGGGACGAAACAAGCGATCAGTGGGTCTACCAAGGAGATCTTGGTTTTGAAGACGAATTTAGTATTCCTGGCATTTCCGAGAATGGCACATACTGGTACGCATTTGGTTTCACATGGACAAATGTAGGTCAAAAGTGGTTATCAAATTATGAATTAGCTGGAGGAGTATTTCAAGCTATAAATCCCTCAACAGGACTACTTGAGCCTGTGGAAAATTATCCTAGCTATGATGACTTCCCAACAGAAGCAAATTTATCTCTTGATGGAAAATTTAAATGGAATGGTACAAGATGGACTTATAATGATGTATCTGCTATTGTTGAAGAAAATGAGCCTAATTCTGAAGGGATGGTTGAAGCGCTTGTAAAACGTCGAACATTTGATCTTACACCAAAAGAGGGAGGTGGATATCACAAAGCAAGAAAAACAGTGAAGTGTGATGAGTATAATGAGTGGGAATTAGCATCAGCGCAGTGGACGATATCGCCAGAGTTTAGTCTTACAGATCCAATTAACATATACGCATACGGTCACTATACTGGATTTGGAGAATTGTGGGTAGATCAGGTAAAACTTGAAGTGATTCTCACATCTGCAGAAAGAACAATTGTTGATCAGTCTGCAAAATTAGCACCATTGATATTAGAAATTGGTGATGTATTATCAAGAGACACTGTGGAGGTAACAGAAACATATGTCGATGCTGCAGCTGACCAGGGAGGAGTTGCGAGTAATTTTCCAATAAATCAACATTCAATTTTTGATAAGGGATTTAAAGTTGGATTTGTTTCGATACCTGAAGAGGAACAACTTATTCACGCAAGATACGAAGGAAAAATTTTAGATGTCATTAATGATGCTGTTGGCGGCGGTAATAAAATTATTGTGGATAAGACATATCAAGAATACGGTGGCGAAGTTGCTGCGATCAGTGGCAGTGAAAATTCTCCTGATATATCAACTCCATTCTCAGAATTCTTTACGAGGTATAGATTAAATGATCCAGATAATTTGTATACACAAATAGTATTTGGGCCAGAGAAGAAATCGCTTGTAGTAAATTTCAAACCAGTTGCAACTGAAGATTATCCAGGATCCATAGCATATGTGCTCTCAGCTGCTGTGCCTGATGGCGTTGAGTTATTTGATACAGCTTATATTGTTAAAGAAGTGACGCCAGAACTCGTTGAGAAAGTAGATTTAAATCCATTTATTGATGAACAAATTTCTGAGGTAGTTTTAAAAACACCAAATCTTGCAGATGTAGATAATGCTGTAAGTGATCGACAGACGGAATATGCAACACACACAGATTTAGTAGGCAAAAAGTTTGATGTTAGAAAAGAATTAGAAGATAAAATATTAAGTGGGAGTATTGAAGATGTTGCAATTAATGTTGATTATACAAAATTCAAAAATTTCTCACACTTTGGCTCTGTTGAGAAGAGATTAGAAAACTTTAAGTACAAACTAGGCTTGATAGAACAGTATACAGCATACAGCCAATCACTAGCAGGTGATTATTATGGTGATACTGAAGGTTTTATGTCTGGAAGTGAGACTGGATCGATGACAAGTGGATCAGGCGACCAGGCAGAAAAATGGAATATGAAAAAGAGACAACAAGTTAATTCTTTTGATGATTTTGAAAACTATATGTATTTTAAGTCTTCATCTTACGTATCAAGTTCAAATGGATATTTTTATGATAATGCCGCACCAAAAGTAAGTGGTGATGGCACACTTATAAATCCTTATGCTTTATACTCAGTAAGCAGCTCACAATTTACATCGTGGTATGATGAACAGTTAGACTCCGGATCAATGTATGATAGGACAAATTCAAATAGACTTGTAAATTTAGTTCCTTCTCATATAACATATGATAATGAGAATGTGCAATTCATTACATTTCTTGATATGATTGGTCACCATTATGATATTATTTGGACGCATGTAAAATCATTAACAGATGTGCATGATAGATCTGAAGACATAACGAGAGGAATCTCTGCACAGCTTGTTCAGCCTGTTGCTCAATCACTTGGCTTTCCTATGGTTGAAGGAAGAGATCTTGCTCGTCTACCACAATATCACTTGGGCTTAGCGGAATCCGGATCTGGAACTGGAATATTCAATGTTAGATTTACTAAACGTTCTCAAAAAGAAGTGACGCGTGAAATATGGAATAGAATTTTATCTACAATGCCTTACCTTTTGAAATCAAAGGGGACGAAGCAATCGTTAAAGGCTTTAATTGCTGCATACGGTATACCAACATCAATATTAAGAATACAAGAATATGGTGGACCTAAAATAGCAGGAGGTGCACCGGAATTTGAACTTAAAGAAAGACACACAAAAGCACTAAGATTTAATGGCGGACAAAAGCTTGAGTCGCCCTGGTACAATAATGAACTTACAGGCAGGGCCAGTGATACAATTGAGTTTAGATTTAAAACAGGCGTTGAACGTGATACAATGATAGCAACAAAAAATAATCCTACAGAAAATGTAGAAGCTGTAGTTCACTTGATAAATGTGAGTGGCTCTGATACAAAGGGAAAATTAACATTGACGTTATCTGGCAGCGAAGGTTATAATTCTGCAAGTTTGAATGCACTACCATTTTATAATAATGAATATTGGTCAGTGATGATTCGTAGAAGAACAGGTACAATATCTAGTAGCTATGAAGCGCAATCTATAACAGACGATGTAACACCAACAACACAAAGTTTTGATATTTTTGCGGGATTTTATGATTCAGGTGTAGATGAAATTATTACAAAAGCATCTGCGAGCATGGATATATCCGGATCATTATTAACAAACTGGTACAG